TTGTCGAGCAGATCAGTTGACGACACTTCAGGAAGTTTCTCTTCTTCAATGTCGGCCTCACTTGCTCCACCTTTTAGGAGATCATCTTGGCGCTTCAGGTTTAACAACTGATCCGTCAGTTGCTTATATTGCCCAAGTTCATTAGAGGTCCTGCCAAGGGCAGATTCTGCATTGCGATGCATATCAATCACATCATCAACGCCTTTGCCTTTGTATTTATCTGGGACTTCTTTTACTTTAGGAGCTGCAGGGTCCACTTTAGGTGGATTATCTGCGACAACTGCTTCGGATAAATCTTTCCGCAATTGTTCAACATTTCCTGGTTCGTTATCAAGGTCGATCAGCGTACTCATAATTACTACTCCTTTCCGTCAATTAAGATTATGGAGGGATTAAAAAATAACAACGGGAGAATTAACTTCCAGGTGCGCGATTAAAATACTCACCCGGACCATGCTCCTTTTCAAAAGCATTTTCTTTATCCGTTTGTTTCTTGTGCATCTTCTCGAATCTATCCTTAAACTCAGGGGAGACGTTTTTTTGCGCCCCCATTGCTAAGTAATTAAGTCTAGCTACTTTAAGAAACACTAGCTTACTGTCATTTCCGCACTCAGGACAGGTATGGGATTTTATATCCCGTTTTACCAGTTCCTCATGTACGTGACCGCAAGCTTCACATTGGAAGTCGTGGATTGGCATTATTCATAATCCAATTCATCGTCTATGATAGCTTCTTCCTCTACTTCCTTATTGGCCTCTGCCAAGGCTGTGAACTCATTTACAACAGAGTCTTTCATCGCCAGAAAGCCGTTCAGTACTCCTAGAGCACCTATAAGCAATCGGTTATCTTCCCAAGTTGAGGCGTTAAATACTTCCGCTTTGGTTAGCTTTGTTTTCTCTATCATGTGTTCTTGAAACAGTTTCCACCCTGCGGTGTCAAACATTTCTTCAAGCGCTTTCAGGCGAGTTTGTGATTCATCTGAAAGATACTTGAGTAGGCTTTGGTCAATCATCTCTTCTCTCTCCCTACGGTGTTACTGAGACTTTGGCTTAGGTTTCCCGGCCTCTTTCTCATCTACTACAACTCGACGTTCCTCTAAATCGAGACGCCTTGAGTCTAGTTCATTTGCAGTCCTGGCTTCATTAAGCTCCTCAAGGGCAAGCATGATTCTGGCTTCTTCACCGTCCTGCTTACGTTCCTCTACGCTCGCTTTCCGTGCTGCGACGAGAGCCTCATTAAGTATCTTCCTGATTTCAGCCAAGGTCTTCTGATTCTCCAGTAATGCTGCCTGAGCCTGTGCTTTTGTGGCTGCAAACTGAAGTTGTTTAAGCTCCTCCTCCATTTTCTGTTCTTCAGGTGAAGGTGGAGCCAATTCTGCGTCAATGATTGCATTGAGTTCAGCTTTATTCTGTACGCTGGACAATTCAATAATGCTCTTGCTAAGTGCCAATGCTGCTTTAGGAGCAGCCTCTTGTGGCATCATCCCTAGCAATTGTGTGAGCTGCATGGATTCAACCTCTCTCGCCATGATCCCCATGGCCGCATTCACCTTGAAGGTGAAGTCAACTGGGTAGCGTTGAGGGTCGTACTGCATGTACCTCCAGAGCGATTTCCGCACCAGAGGGGCAATCAAATTAGATTCTATGGTAGCTGCGCTACGTTTAGCTCGCTTAACAAAGCTCCCCATCATTGCGGAGTTACTGCCAGCGGAATTAGCGCCAGATTGGGTCTGTCCACTCTTGAGGGCTTGTGCCGTATCAAAGGCACCTGTCCCCATCTGTACCATTCGTTCCATCTCTTGAGTCTGGTTGAACGTTGCTGCTTGCAAGGCCCCCATCTCAATAGGTTGTATAATCTCTCTAGGTGGCCCGTTAGTAGTCCATACCTTACCGGGCTTAACTTGCATTCGGAAGCCCTTGGGCAACCTACCTGCATCTACACCGATCATCGGGGCGCTGATATACCCGAGAGAGTCTTGTCTTGACCGCAGTTCTGCATCAAGTGCCTTCTGAGGATTCCAGCCTTTCTCCCCTACGCCTCTACCCCAGAACCTCCCAGGAACCTTCTCCCAAGGAGTTACAACAAACCCTCGATCCCGCATAGTGAACGGGTTGGGCATAGCCCGGAGGATGATAGAATCATTGGCTATAGTAACGATGGATTCTACGAGAGTGTCGTCAACTCCACCTTCAAGCCCTAAGATAGCGTCAGATGGGAGGTCTTCGCTATCGGGATTCAGCAGCTTATCTAGCAAGTGAGCAGGAACCTTCCCTTGATATTCTGTAATTTCTATGGGTTCAGCTTCTGCCACATGCAGCGTTGCTGCTACATCTACTCCATGATCTACCTCATACCCTGACCGGGATTTCGAGGCAGGAGCAAGTAAAGCTAATGCTTCGGAGCGATATTCTCCACTAGCAATCTTTTCCAAGGCGTAGTGCATCGGCTTTACTACTTTGACCGCGCAGCCAAGCATCTCGTTCAGCTCTTTGCCAGCGGGATCGGGGATAAATTCGTCTGGACGGAAGCTCTCTGGAACTACATAAACCTTTTCTTTGGCTTTGCTACTAGCTCCAGCAGATCCTGCTACAAACTCTTGTACTGACTCAATTACAACATTAAGCTTAATAATGCCTGTGCCAAATATGGCACTATTCAAAATAGCTTCCCTGCAAACATCCTTAGCTTTGACTAAGTCTAAATCTTCCAGCAGGGACTTCCTGGCTTGCAGGATGTCGTTATTATCTGTATCGAAGATATCATCTGACAAATCAATCCAGTTGCTCTTGTCAAGCAAGATGGTTTCAACTTCGGCAGCTGAAGCTTCTATAGCTTGTGCCAAGGCAGGGGCAATCAAACGGGAGCGTTCTGACAGACGACTACGGTCATCAGAGTGCCATAACCCTCGCCACATTCTCCAGTACTCTTTCCATTTCCTGGAGTAACCTAAGTTGCGATGATCTTCCCACTTCTGGACCTTCCCCCATACCCATCCAGCTAAAGCTTGATCTGCGGAGAGAACATCTACTGATGGATTACCCTCACCGGGTGGATCTACCAGTACCGCTTGTCCTTGAGTTTTTACTTCCGACATCTAATATCCTGAATCTATATCAAGTTCCTGCCATTCTTCCACATCATCTATGTCAACAAAATTAACGCTTGCCATCTGATCTACATAGGCTACAGCGTCAATTCCATCATCATGTGCAAGAGGATCTGGAAAATCGCCGCACTGATCTAAAAACCATTCATTCCATTCTCCCTCAACGATCTTAATCTTGTGACGCTGAGATCGGCCCTGTAAGGCCCATTCGATGCGGGAGTACTTATTCACCCCTCCATGCTTGAGAGGTTCAACAGTTATATATCTGTGAAACTCTCTCATGTAGTCATCCATGTAAGGTTGGACAGCATTGAAGGTTATCCCTTGCTCAATGCCTAACCTACATCCGACAAACTTGGAGGTTGCTCTGACGATACGCAAGGCACACTCCCTTGCATCCCATCTTCCGTGTTCCATGTTGACGATATACCAGTCGCCAGTCTGATCTTCCACCCATGTAGTAGCTATGACGCTCTCATCGGTTCTAAGAACTTTCCCTCCACGCTGCTTTACAAATCCTGCCAAATCGCAGGTTATGTAAAACCTCCCCATCAATCCCCCTCTGGGGATGTTCTTGACGATGTGGAAGTCTCCAGGTATGAGGATCTTACCTCCTCCTGAAACGAAATCTGCTTCAATTTCCTGTCGTACTGTCTCTCTCGTAGATGTGTCTGAGTTCATCATACGAGCTAATTCATGTCTTTTGATGAAGGGGTTATCCCCAGATTTGAAGTGAAATGCTTCGTACATAACTTCAACATCTTTCTCTGCATCATAGGCGTAGTGCAGCGCCTTCATAAAGATCTTGTAAAAGTGGTTCTTACCCTTCGGGGTCCCGATGAACAGTGCTTGTCCTTCGTAGTCCATAAGGGCTGGCTCTATGATCTCACTCCAGACATTCTCCTTCATATCGGCGTACTCATCGAGTACTACATATGACAGAGCGATACCACGCAGGGAGTCGGGATTATCCGCCCCCCTGATGTATATCCGTCGTCCAGAGACAAGCTCAATCCACCCATCATTTACATTCTCGCCTCTTATGAGGCCACCTGTACGTTCAAATCCAGCTATTTCCCGGATCTTAGGCCACATAATTCGTTTGGCCTGATCGAACGTAGGAGCTACATAGTAGACTCCGGCTTCGGTTGTGAGGGCTTGCCCCCACCGATTCTCGGTCATGAGGGCATTGATGATAAGAGTTAGAGCCGCGTGATGGCTCTTACCAAAACGTCTACCAGCTGCGCAAACTTTGAAGCGAGCTGGGGATTGGTATATGGCAAGCTGTCCTGGATGGAATGAAGCTCTAAACTCGTTCAATCCTGTCCAGTCCTTTCCAAGTCCTACTTATCCAGCTATAATCTTGAACTTTATCTGAAGCTGGGGTAGGATGACCATGAAAAAATATAACTATTGCATCTTCAGGGAGCTTATTTCTAGTTTTCCCTGTCAGATGACATTTGTATGAATAAACCCCTTCCAAGGGGTAAAACGTCTTAAGTGCCTTTTGAACGTACTCTTGTTCCCCTCTTGGGAACTCAGTGTACGGGATGTACTCCGGGTAGACAGCCTGTGTTGAGACTGTAGACATCCAGGAGATTACACTCCCATTCAGCCAGGGATTACTGTCAGTATGGCGACAATCTTTAGCCCCTGAGGGCTGCAACCGTACAAGCTCGGCAAGATCTCCGACAACACATACATCCAGATCCAAGAGGAGATTAAAGCTCCCAGTAGGAGCTACCTTCCATGCATCTACCTTAGCCCAGCATCCTTGCGGTTTATCTTCACTGAGTACCATCTGCGGAGAGTCTTGTCTCTGCGAATGATGCTCTTTAGTGATGAAAATATCTCTGGAAAATGGAACGGTTTCAACTCCGTCAATCTCATGATCTGAGATACATCTGAAGTTGTAAGGGATGGAGCAGTTCTCTGCAACCATCTGTTGCAGTCTCTTCACCCATACATCCCCCCACTTCCATCCGATATTAGCACACCAAATGTTCATCGCTTGGATATT